CTCAATCTGAGTTTGTAGATCCTTTGAAATTTCTGGAAATGTAATATTTAGTCTTTTTGCAAATTCTGACATTACAGATGCATATGTATGCTGGCTAATTGCCTTATCAAACAGAAGCATCGTAATACGAAGACGAAACTGTTCATCTCTTTTCTGCATTAACGCAATTGTTTCACCTGTAAGCTTTTCCATATTTGCCATAGTAATTTTGTTTAGAATTGTAAATATATCCGAATATTCGGGATCTTCGCGTTCCTTTACACGCCTCACAGCTTCTACAAGTGCCTTTTCTCTCCAATTATCATTAACAACTGATTTAGGAATTGCATTACGAAATCCCGAATGCTTATTTGCATGTACGGGACGAATTGGTTTATAAACTACCGGAACAATCCGGAGTTTAGCAATATTATCCTGTACCATTTGGGGCAAATGAAGCTTAGCACCAAATCGAACGGAATAAATCTCTGCTACTGAAAGTGCCATTTTGTCTATATTGTAAAGTTTATATACGTGAAAAACGAATCCATTTTTGATATTAAATTTACAATGTAATAACACTTATATAATATAACATGGGAACAATTGAAACCACAAAACTCCAATATTCTTGGATTCTGTGGTATCACGATCCTGAAAATAAAGATTACAGCTTAGAAAGTTACATTAAGATCGCAGATATGAGTACACCTCAACAGTTCTGGACAGTAGTTGAATCTATTTCAAAGGAAGCTTGGGAATCCGGTATGTTCTTCTTTATGAGACGCGGATTCAAACCTCTCTGGGATGCTCCAGAAAACGAAGCAGGAGGTGCATGGTCTAAAAAGCTTGAATCAACTGATACTTATAATGCATTTGTAGAAATGATGGTTCAGTGTATTGCTGGAGAACTACTAACAAACCGCAAGGAAACACTTGTAGGAGTTGCAGTCTCGCCGAAAGGACCATTCTCAATTCTAAAAATTTGGAATACAACAACAACTGTATCTACAAATGAATATTTGAATTCACAAATTAAATATGTAAAAATTGGAGATGACGTTACGTATACGGCTCATAAAGCAAGACCTAAGTAAATATAATGCAGATAATTGTTGATATAAATAAAGATATTATAATTGAAAAACTGGTAAAGTTTTTGAATTATACTATAAGTTTTTTATACAAATGGTTATCAACTGACGGTGAAGTTTTAGGATACATACTTGGAACAATTCACGTTATACTTAGTATTTTTATTCTTGTATGTGTTTTTATTTCGCATACAATTTATCCGATCTTTTGGTTTCAGTGCATGGTATTTGTATGGTTGTTTTTAATTTGGGTTCAGCATGTAGTTTTAAAAGTTTGTGTCGTAATTATTGCAGAAAAGAACCTTACTCAAAATCAATCTCCATATTATGAAATCATGGGTGAATTATTAAATAAGTTTTTCAATATAAAATTAGAGGATTTTATTCATTATGTATTACTAGCAGAAACAACTGCAGTCGCATGTTTTGGACTTGAAATTGTTTCTAAGATTTCAGAATATATTCAAAAAGCATATGGAATAATACGAGTATAAGTTATTAATCCAGTTTTTAAAAATAGTCATAAGACTCCTTTTGTGAAATCAAATCTATCCGGCTTAAGTTCTGTACTTCTTTCTAATTCTTGTATTTTAATTGCAGGAGATCCTAGATCAAAGAATGGAACTAAATGAATAACATCCCAAGACGTATCCAGACTAGTGTATCCGGGAGGATCCATTGCTTATTGTATGTTTAATCAGTAAAAGTCATTTTATGTAGAGCAAGGCATCAAACAAAGCTTGATATCACCCAAATTAGCAACTACATAACGAATCATCAAAAACCAATCGTTCTTCATATGAATTTCAAGATTATTGCAAAGATTGGTGCATTTGGTAAAAAGAACTAGATGAGGAAGTGAAAAATTGCCAGTTACAATTTCATCTCCTTCTTTCTTCTGAATACTAAACTCATTTTCTCCATCACCCATCACAGTTGTACGAGATGCAAAATGTCCTTTACATCCAAACGTTAAAGACGATCCGACGTTCTTAATTTCAACTGTCTTTGCTCCAAGAAGTGTCATATCACGACACATCTTCTGAAAGTCAAGAGAAGGCATAGTAATGTGAGTAGAAAACTCCGTATCAGGTAGTTGAATATCAGGCTCATCTCTGTCAAGCAAGTTCAACTTATAACGAGTTACCTGCTTGCGATCACCATCTTCTAATAGGATTCCAAGTGTATTGGGATCTGCCTGATCAACATAAAATGTAATTGTGTCATCATTAGTAGCCGTACGTACAATACGATATAGGTGATCAGTATTCACGCCAATCAGAAACTTAGGTGATGTATGATTGTACGCATATTTCTCAAACTTGTCAGCATACAAACGCAGGTGGACAAGAACGGTACGTGTGTTATCCATCGCAATCATCTTGATACCATCCTTATCAAAAAGAAGACTCATTTCAACAAGAATGCACTTAAGAGCTTCCTTCAATGTTCGAACTGCGCTTGTTTGAACAGTTTTGGCCTCGACAATATACTCCGGCATTTTTTATTCTAAGGCCAGTTCGTCTAAAGCGTTGTCGTTCCGCAAATGGAAAAAGCCCATCGCCTCTTCCCCACATTTAAAGGATATGTGGTATCCATTTAGGTTTGTTTTATCCTTGCTCGCTCCACGCGCAGCCACACTTACTGCAGACGTAGCGATACCATGTCTCTACATCTCCCTTAACAACCTTCTTAAAGTAGCCCTGGCACACGCCAGAGCAACCGTTTACACAAGTTTCACACATTTTGTTCGGTGTTAATTGTTTTTTTAGTTTCTATTTATTTGCTTAATTTTATAAAATCCATTTTGCGTTCACGAGTTTACAATGAAAACAACTATCAAAACAAATGACAGACACCGAATTTGCAAAAAATCATCTTCGAGACCACCTAATCGGACTCATTATCCCTCCTATTTCTGAAGGATTTTGGAGTATTTATACGTCAGCTAAGGAACTATGTGATCGAAATGGACAACCCGATCAGATTCTTAGAACGTTTCAAAATATGATTACACGTATTCCGGAATGGTCAGATGTTACGATATCAACTGAAGTAGAACGTATCGTAAAGGTTTCAAAATGTACATATTTAGATGACCTTCTTATGGGTGTCTTTATTTCATACATGAAGTCATTTGCGTCTCTACACTATCATGGGTCTTCATCAAAAATCAAGATTGAATTTGAACGTCCTAATTTTACAAAGTTTGTTCATGAAGTATACAAGCATTCTGCACGTAAGGTTTGGCAGGTAGCTTATCTGTTTAAGACCGTTCAGGTATCTGCTGAACAACAGGCTCGCAATCGTCAAGAAATTGAGAAGATTATTGGAGATTGTATGGAACAAGTTATCCGTTCATTCTTACCTTGGGAGCAAATTGCAAAGAACTACTTTGTTGATGTTCCTACAGATATGCAAACTCAGCCACCTCCTGCTTCAAAGTCAGTTATGTTTGAGGACATTCAAGATGAAGATGATTCTGATTCTGAAGATGAAGAAGATGAAGAGGAGGAAAGACCCAAAATGAAAGTAAGTGATGAACTTTTAACACTTGATTCTGAAGATCTTGATAAAAAGCCCGAGGAGACAAAGACAGTTACAATTCCTGAAATTGATCCTCTTTCTGAAATTGAGTCAAAAATGGCTGACTCGCTCGTTCTAAACGTGTAAGTTTTCACTGGATTCGGAAATAAATGATGATTGTAATAACTTCGATAGCAGTCGCTTTGGTTGTTTTTATTCTATATGCACTTGAGCGTAAATCAAAAGATCAGCCAATTAACTGGGTTGATGCTGGTAAGCTTACACTCTTTGGCGGTCTTTTATCATCTGGTGTTGTTTTTGCTAGTACATCTGATATTGCTCCTGTTGTTGCAGAAGCTGTATCAAAAGTTGAAATTCCAAATGTTCAAGATATGTTCGTAGGAAGTCCTACTTTTTAATCAATAAGTATTAATTTAACTGTTACATCAATGGGAAGATTTGGAATACCAAATATATCTTTTAGATGTTCAATTTCCTTTCTAGGAACAGCTGTATCCTTACAAAATCTCGCAATTGCCTTATATAAATGAAATCCATGATAACGATCATGATGAGGATCTTTCTTTCCAAACATAATGGAAGATTCATCATCAATCATTAACCACCGAACAAAAAATGCATGTAAGGGATTAGAGTTATATTCTTCGTGATCTGGCCCTTCAGGAAATAGATCCCAAAAGAGAGATGTAGCAAGACGTACTAGATCAAATGATGCATTCGGTTTAATGGAGGGAAACTTTGAGTCGTAAAACGGTTCTACATTATACTGACCTCCTGCTTCTTCATCTACTGAAAAGTGATCACTCATAAACATCTTAGATTCCTTCATTCCAGTTAGTTTAATAGAAGCAACTCCTCTTTCAAAATCAATAATCTTGATTAGATATCCATATGTAGGGACACGATAATATGACCCATTGCAACTATAGTACATGTATTCTTGATCTGTCTTCACATACATTACATTATTTGAATGAAGATCATTGTGAACAAGCCCAAAATTTCTTTGTGCAAACGCAAGTGCAAACATAACCTGTGATATCCATGCTAGGTGCTTATTTGTATCAGGATTCTCAGTTAATAGCTTAAATAGGGTTCCTTCACATTTTTCCATGACTGTTGTCTGAACAGGCACATTTGCAAAGGACGCCCATGCAAATGGCTCTTCAGATTCATCATCATCGTCTTCTTCATCAATAGAACCATCATCTTCACAGTCACATGAGTTTACTTTATAAATGTAAGATGTTGAAACAGATGATGAATCACTTTCCGAATCGTCTTCAATTGGTTCTTCCATTAATTTCTGCAAATCCGCTATATCAGAATCAACATGTTGAGTTTCAAGTTCTTCTACACCTTCTAACATTGTAGCTTCACCAATGTCCAAAACAGGGCGTGATGTACGTGTGTGTTGAAATTCAATTGTATCACGAACATGATCTGCTAGTTTAAGATCAAATGTCTTTCCAATATTTGCGCTGAACCAACTACGGTCACATAGTTCAATATAGTCATCAGAAATATCAATTGTATGACTCTTTGAAAGACCAGTAAACACACCATAAACTTTAGGAAAATGAGGACATTTAGATTGAGATAAAACAGTTGAAATTAAGCTACCTACATATGCAGCATTGTGCGGTAGCTGTATCTTTGATGTCATTTCTCCAGATTGTTCACTAGTTGAAGGCAACCCAATTCGAGAACCATATTCACCCTGAATCAATTTGAAAGGACTTAAAATCATAGTTGTTTTGCAATGAATATCACGAAGTTCATACTTTGAAGTTCGGATTGAAGTAGATGAAATAAAAGAAGCCACTTCTTCATCTAGTCGGATACCATACTCGCCAACTGTTTCAAGTGAATTTGTTTTAAACAACATTTCTAGAGAAGGATAGAATGGTTGAACAGCATCAATATTTAGATGAGAAAGAGCCGACGATTTCACATTCTGCAAGTTCCATTTATGCAGTGAAAGTTGAATTGAGGACGATTTCAATTCTGCCTGTTTACGTTTCAACATATTATTAAACCGTGTACAAATCAAAAGCAAAATCTTCACGCACTAGATTAATATGAACTTTACAATTCAGAAATTTCAAATTGAAACCATTAGGGATCGATGCGAAATTGATTCACGCAAGTCGCCGATGATTGTTGTAATTGGAAAGAAAGATACTGGAAAGTCTTTCTTAGTTCGCGATATTCTCTATAATACACAACCTTGTTTTCCTATTGGGACTGTCATTTCAGGGACTGAGGTTGCCAATGAATTTTTCCAACATATGGTTCCTTCCAAGTTAATTCATGACAAATATAAGCCAGAGATTGTAATGAATATGATCAAAAGACAGCTATCAATGAAGACCCACCGAAATAAAGATAAGCATGGAAGAGGAGAAGTTTCAGCTGTAGACCCTCGTGCATTTTTAATTCTAGACGACTGTCTTTATGATGCTAGTTGGATCAAAGAAGAATCTACTCGGTATGTGTTTATGAACGGTCGTCACATTGATTTAATGACAATTATTACTATGCAGTATCCGCTAGGTATTACGCCTAACTTACGTACAAACGTAGATTTTGTATTTATTCTTCGTGAAAGTATTGTCAACAATCGCAAACGTATTTATGATAACTATGCAGGTATGTTTCCTACTTTTGAAATGTTTTGTCATTTCATGGATCAATGTACTGAGAATTTTGAATGCCTAGTAATCTGCAACGGAGTTCAGTCAAACCGCCTTGAAGATCAGGTTTTTTGGTATAAAGCTTCTGATCACCCATCTTTTAAAATGTGTGATGATTCATTATGGACAGATAATAAGCCATTCTCAAGCACAATGTTAGCTGCTGATGAATATGAAACGGGTTCTGTAAAAAAGAAGAACTCGGGCCCATGGATTCATGTAAAGAAAGCAAA